AGCCTCGTGACGCCTGACACCGGCGATTCTGAGATTGAACTCTCAGGAAAAGCTGGCATCAGCGGTGGCCCTATCTACACCGAGGTTTCGTTCTCTACCGGCGACACTGAAACCACCGGCAACATCAAGGTTGGCGGTCGTTTCTGATCGTTGCTAAAACCTGATTGTCTCCTCACACAGACAGCACGAGGCTCCCGGAAGGGGGCCTTTTGTTTATCTATTAATCATGAGCACGAAACTCAACGGCAACAGGTTTTCTCCCATGGGGAGCCGGGTTCCAACAGAGCTTTTGCCAACAGCTATCCGTTATGAACATGCACGCGCAGTGCTGTTTGATCAATTCGGTCAACACAGCAAAGCTAGAGAGTGCGAGAAATTGAAGCGCTATTACGAGCGCCGTAGCATGGATGAGTGCATCTAAGAACCATGCAAAAGGTCTACAACCTGCTTGGAGTGCTGGGCTTTGTGATGTCTGGAACGATGGCTGTAATGGGCGTGGTGGCTTACACCCGCGTTCCATCAATGGTCAAAAGCTACGTCAGCAACATCAAGCTAGAGCTGACGGAGACAATCCTTAATTCAGTGCCTGTGCCAGAGGTGCCTAAGCTGCCTCAAGCAACTGGTCCTGCAATCCCAAGCTTGAAGTGAGCGATCAGGTCAACTCACCAGCGCACTACACCAAAGGTCGCGTCGAGGCGATCGAGGTGATCGAGGATGTAGTCGCTGGTGCGCCTGATGCAGTGACTGGCTACTTGGTCGGTCAAACAATGAAGTACCTGCTGCGGGCATGGCACAAGGGGAACACTGTGCAAGACCTACAGAAGGCCGCTTGGTATCTAAACCGAGCTATTGAACGATTTAACACTTGATCGCTTATGAAAATTGAAGTATTTGACAATCAGGTGCCTTTCTCTGTTCGCGAAAAAGCCCTTGATTACTGCTCACGCACCAATTTCACTCTTGGCTGGACCGATCGACCAGTCGTTGACCATGAGAAGTCAGTGCCAAATGTCTATGCGTCTTGGAGTCAAGAGCAGCTAGACGCCAGCGGGATTTTTACTTACATCGCCCCGTGCATTGAAGAAACAGCTTTTTTCACGTCTCGACGGATCGAAAGTGCAGTGGTGAATCTGGTACGTCCTTCAGACGTGCATTACATCCACTCGCACCCCGGCAAGCAAGTTGCCTTGTACTACTGCAATCTCGACTGGGAGGACGGTTGGTACGGGGAAACCTTGTTCCACGACCCAAAAGACTTGAGCAGGATCAGTTTTGCGTCGGCTTACACGCCAGGCCGAATCATCCTGTTTGACGGCAGCATCCCTCATGCAATCAGACCGCAGTCAATCAACGGTCCTAAGTACCGCATCTCGGTGACTGTCCTGCTTTGCGAGGACTAGGTCACCATCTTGGTGTTCGCGGTTGGATCATCGTCATGAGCTTCCGGCCCGAAACCTTCCGCCTTGATTTTCGCCATGTCCAGTTCTGGCGTGGGTGCCTCAGGTTTCTTGTCAAACGACGCCAGCCACTCCCGTAGCGCGTCACCTGTAGGTGTACCTTTCGGCCACTTCACCCATTTGAGGATTGCTTTTGGGTCGGTGAACGGTCTGGCGGAGTTGCCGCACAATACGGTGTAGACAACAGGCGGACCCTCGCGTCTGCGGTTACGTTCAATCCACAACTGTCCTGCTGTAAACCGCTCTGACTTCATGCCTGACATACCTGATATTGAAATACCGACGATTGAGATACGGCCCATCCCTGAGCCGCATGTATTCCCACCGCCAGTCACGCAGAACTTAGCGCCGCGTCCCATATATCAAAAGCCAGGTTGTGCCAGGGTTCATAGAGATGCACACCTAAATCCATCACTGCTGCGGGACGACCCTAACGGCGTCGGCATCACCTGTCCTGAGGGTGAAATGCCTAGCTACGTCCCTTTGGATTGGAACCCAAGAAAGCTGCAGATTATTGAGCCAACACCTGTGCAGAACGAAGAGCAAGAAGAGCCGCCTGCACAGCAAAAAAACAATCCAAAGCCGCCACCTGCAAAAAACAAGCCACCGCCAGAGGTGAAATGTCCGCCAGCTGATGCCACAGAGGTTGGCACTTTGTCACCCAATGGCCGCAAGATCTTGGAGTCTTACGAGCTGGTAGATGGTGTTTGCAAGGAGGTCTACCGCAATGTTCCCGTCACGGAGCAGCTGGTCAAGGCAATCCCGTCGCCCTACGAGGCAGCGCAGACCGCAGGCATCGCTGTTGTTGCAACCACTGCTGCACTGAGCACGCCGTTCTTAGTGCGGATTATCAAGCCCGTGGTGAAGAAGCTGCTGACCAAGGCGAAGGAGATTGTGACCCGTAAGAAGGAAGCGCGGCCCTCTACTTTTCTCCGGAGGCAGGCGCAGCGGAAGGCACGGAAATAGCGTGAGTGTGGGGGACCATCTTTACGGGCGGCACTGTGATGATCAAGTCGCTGCAGACCACCGACATTTGACCTGTGAACTGCACGCCAGCTTTTGCCAGATCACCGCATTGCTTAGCTCTAAAAAGCTCATGTTCAAGACGCTTGGTAGCTAACAACTGCTGCTGAAGCTGGATATTTGTGTCAACAGCTTTCTTGCATTGATCAGCTAGTTGGCGATCTAACGGCACTGAGAACGTGGCTGTAATGCCGTAATTCAATGACCGGCGGTCTTTCTCAAACCTAGGCAGCTCTGAGTAGTACAGCACCTTGCCAGGAGAATCAGGCTCGCCATCGTCATCTGCGTCTGCTGTTGAGTAAACGGGGGTCTTGGTAACCGACTCAAACGGCAAGTCAAAGTTCCTGCTGCCAGTCACGAAAGGTGACACCGTCAGAGTGGGGCCAGGGCACTGAATCCCTTGCGACATCCGGTATATCGGATGCGGCCCTGTCATCATTTGGTATGCGTTATTAACCACTGAGCCCGTAGATGTTGAGCTTGGGTTTGCGACGGTTGTATTGGCGTAAGCAGGACTTGTAAGCGCTGAAATTATTGCGAGAAGACCGATGTACTTTCGGTGACGCTTTCTGTGGTGATGGTCCTTTGCACCTGAGTCACTGCATCGAGGCCAGGAGCCATAAATGACTCTGTGATGCTCCAACTTGCGCCAGGGTTGACGACTTGCCATTGAGGTTTGGTTTCAAGGTTTGGGCTTGTCCAAGAGAAGTTGACCCCGCCAACAGTTTGATTGCTAGTAACTGTGGCCTCTGGTGAGATAGGCACATTGCCTACAGGCTCAACGTTGTGGCCAGCTGCCGAGTAGCTGTAGCCCGTTCGATAGTTGTAACTGGTTATGGATTCTTGAATCACCGTTGTTGATTCAACCCTGCTATTTAACTGCCCCTGCGTGAATTGAGGGACAATCGGTGCGGTAAGCCCTGGACTAGGCAGCAGCAAAACCAGCAGCCAGGCCCTAGTCAATTTCCAGCTCGATTTTGGTGGACAAGATTGCCGATGTGCCAGCGTCGCCAGCCGTCACGGTTGCTTGGCCGCTAGATGTCACAGTGGCCGCCAGTGATCCGGTCTCGCCACCCGCACCAGTAATGGTTGTCATCATTGCGGGAAGAGAGGGCACGACGCCATTCGTCACGGTGGTGGAGCTGGGGATGCTGTCGCCAACCGTCAGGCTTTCCGTCATGGAATAAGCCGAGCCAGGGGTAGTCACGTCATAGTCAGTGTCCACGATGTCCGGCACGCCACTGGTGATGGTGGACATATCCAGACCGCCGATCCGATTGCTTGTCGTTGTGCCGCTGGCCGTCACCGATGGAGTTACGTTGCTCCCTTGGCTGCTGTAGGTCGTGCCGCCACGAGTGGCTGAGCTGTATGCCTGATCTACTGAGATTTGGGCGCTTTGGGTCAGCACATGCCGCAGGTCAGCATGGGCAGGGGCAGCGAGCAAAGTAATCCCCAATACCAAAAGTGTGCGCTTCATTTGGTGGTTGAAGTGGTGCTTTTACTTTCAAGGTTAACGCTTTCATCTTTTTTCTTCTTACCAGTTCTGTTCATGGTCAATCCGTAGCTGGCTGCAGTTGAACTCAGCAGTGATGCACTGAAAGTCACGTCGATTTGACCCTTGAAATAGCCGACGTAATTAGCGGTGATAATCGCCATCGCCCACAGCATGATTGTGATGCGGACAAAGTCGCCTAACCAGCCATTGCTGTGGTCTTCCTGTTCCTGGCTTTGCGCTTCCTTGCTTTCTGCCATGATGGTTTGACGCTAGAGGTCGAATGGTGGTTGAAGTCTGGGCTGCAGTAGCTGGAGCGTCTGTCGGCGTAGCTTCAGCTGGACTGACGGGAATGAGTCGTCAAAGCCAGCAAGGACGTGACTCCCTGATACGCCTTACAACCGCTGTAGACAACCTAGCCAGCCGCCTTGATGTGCTTCACGCCGATATCAGGACTCGTGACCAAGAGATTTTTGCGAGACTCGCAAATCTGGAGCAGTCAGTAGCGCGACTGGAAGGTCATAGCAATAGGAACTAAGGTATTAGTGCTGCTTAAAACAGTCTCATGCTTTTAGTACTCAAGCCCTTGGTTATGACCATGTGGCGCTCTAGGGCATTTAAAGAGCTGATTGTGGCGATGCTCGAGAAGATTGTCACTCGCACTGACAACGATCTGGATGATCTCGCTGTAAAGCATTTAAAAGAGCTGCTTCTGCCTGACACTCGTGTTGAGAAGTGAAGCTATCTGCTTTCTCCGCAACAGGTTGGTTCATTGCCGGAGGCGCGGTCACGCTGCTGCTTTGCGGGTCAATGGTTGTTTTCATCGCTGGATACAGCTCTGGCGCAGCCACTTGCGATCAAGCAAGATCAGGCCAGCTTTAGCTGTAACCGGTGTGTTGAGCCTGCTGCCGTTTTTCCAGTTCTTCCGTGGTACGCCCCACCAGCTGGCTGCAATTAAACAGCTTGAGGAGTCGCTGCCAGCGCGATTACTGGAGGAAAACGAGGCTGATTGGTTTCAAGCGTGGAAGGAGAGCGGATATGACCAGCAGATCTACATGCCCTACTTCCGGCAGTGGGATAACAAAACCAAGACTGGCTACAGGGAGTGTTTCAGCTCAGCCGCAGCCATGGTGGCGGCGTATTACAAGAAGGTTCAGACGGATGATGAATACAACGAAATCCGCGCTAAGTACGGCGACAGCACGTCAGTAGACGCTCAGCTGGCGGCATTGCGCAGTCTTGGCTTGCAGGCTGAGTTTCGCAAAAACGGTGACGCTGACTTGGTTGAACGAGAGCTTGAGGCA